GCCCGCGAGGGTGGGGTGCTGGGACTGGACGGCCCGCGCGCCGCGCGCCTGCAGGCCGTGACCGAAGGAATGCGCACGGCAGAGGGCGTCCGGGCTCTGGTGATCGAGCACGTCGACGGCACGCTGTCGGTGCGCTACCAGGTCAACACGGCCACGGAGCAACGGATTCTGAAGGCCTACAAGGCCGGCAAGGCCGTGCCGGACGCAGAGAGGGCCATCAGCGAGCGCCAGTACCGAAATGCGCTGCTGAAGGCCCGGGCCGACACGGTGGCCGAGACGGAGACCGCGAACGCGGTGATGTCCGCGCGAATGGAGGAATGGCGCCAGCTGGTCGAATCCCAGGGCCTGGACCCCATGGCGATCAAGAAGACGTGGCAGCACCGGCGCGGCGCTTCGATCTACCACCGCCCCGACCACTTGGCCAAGTCCGGGAAGTCGGTGCAGGGCCTGTTCACGCCGTTCGTGTTCCCTGACGGCGCGCAGCTGCAGTACCCGCATGACCCCAGGGGCGGCGCGCGGCATGTCATCCGCTGCGGGTGCGATTGCATTTACGAGTTGGACCCAACCAGAGGACTGACCTGATGGGCGCTTTTGCAGACCAGTTGACCGAATGGGGCCGGCAGACCGAGGCCCGCATGGAGGCCATCTACCGGCGCAGCGTGAAGCTGCTGGCGGATGAGATGACCAGGACAAAGGCCCAGGGCGGTCGATTGCCAGTGCTGACGACAGCTCTCTCGAAGTCCCTGGTGGCATCGACCCAAGGCATGCCGAAGACCAGCACCACGCCGACAGCCGGCACCACCGTGGGCGTGGTCATCGCCACCCTGAAGCTCAATCAGCCCATCTGGCTTGGCTACCAGGCCATCTACGCGCGCCGGCAGAACTATGGCTTCGTCGGCGCAGACAAGCTGGGCCGGGTGTTCAACCAGCAGGGCAGCTATTTCTTGGAATACGCCATCGAGAAATGGCCGCAGATCGTGGCACAGGCCGCGAAAGAGATCCAGGGCGCCGTGGAGGGCCGTCAATGAGCGCAGGTATCGAGCCATCCATCTGGCTGGCCCTCAAGAGCCGCATCGACACGCTGCCCATGGCCTACCCCAGGGCCTGGCCCGGGCAGACGTTCCAGGTTCCCAGCTCCGGCGGGCTGCCGCAGCCATTCCTGCGTGTCGGCCGCGTCAGCGCTGATCCTGTGCGCCTGTTCCTGGGCGACGGGGAGCCGCACCGGCGCACCGGATCGCTGATGGTCACGCTGGTGCAGCCGCTGGGCCAAGACGTGGCGGTCTACGACCAGATCGCCGCTGGCATCGCCGCGCACTTCATCGACGGCACCGAAATGGCCTACGGCGACCTGGTGGTCACGGTCCGCGACTACCCGCACGTCCAGGAAGGATACGAGGACACCGGGTACTGGTCTGTGCCCGTCCGCATCCCCTGGCGCTGTTACGCATGAAGAGTTGAGCCACCTTTGGGTGGCTTTTTCACGCCCGATGAGGGCAGACCCCGCCCGCACCACGCGGGCTTTTTTTCGAAAGGCCCTCTATGGCATCCGTACCACTGCCCAATGGCGCGCAGGTCGCCCTGGCAACCACGCTCGCGACTGCGATCACCATCTCGGACATCTCCAACGCCAACCCGGCCGAGGCCAGCTCCACGGCCCACGGCCTCTCTGCCGGCGGCATCATCCTGCTGAACAACGGCTGGCCGCGCACCGACAACAGCGTGCGCCGCGTCGCGAGCCCCACCACTGACGAGTTCGCCATTGAAGGGCTGAACACCACCAACCTGGACCGTTTTCCTGACGGCGGCGGCCCTGGAACGGGGCGCGCGATCACGGCCTGGACCCAGTTGCCCAAGATTCCCACCTTCGAACTGACCGGTGGCGACCCCAAGAACGGCACCACCAGCTACATCGACTACGAGAAGGACTACGACTACTTCACGGGCACCAACCCCGAGCGCCTGAACTTCACCATCTCCTACCAACCCGGCACGGCCGCGTATGACGCCCTGGTGGCTGCCAACGACAGCGGCGTGCTCCAGGTGATCCGCCTGGTGCTCAAGGATGGCTCCACGCTGTACTACCCGGGCCAGCTGTTCTTCAACAAGGCGCCGGTGACCGTGAAGGACCAGGAAATGGTGAACAACGTGTCCCTGGCCCTGCAAGGCGAAATCACGCGCTACGCCAAGCTGCC